GTCTGTTATTGGCATAAAGGGAGACTGATATATAGCCTCTATGTTTTCACCATCAAAGCCATTGGTGCTTTCCATTCGGTAAACGTAGCCATCATTGTTAGCAAAACAAATAGTCTCTTCACCGTCTTTAAATTCACTATCTGCTATAAACGCCTTGAAGCCTACCGTTGATCCCCAGCTTATACCACTAGCACCCTGTGCTGCAAACTTAGTTGCTACTAAACCTCTAGCAGAACCAGAGGACTGAGCAGGTATATATGCAAATATTCTATACTGCGATTTGTTTCTAACAACAACGGAAGAGAATGTTGATGTTGAGTCGATAAATTCTGAAGCATCTGTATATATAGTATCAGAAGCTACGTCTAAACCAAAGTCACCAATACGATCTGTTGCGCTTAAAAGTCTGACACCATCTGGTGCTAGGTAGATAACATCACCACCATATTCTTGTATAGTGTTTCCGTTTATACAACCAATCTTTTCCGTGATTGGTTCTAATCTAAAATCAGCTTCTGTGTTTCCTACTAATCTTTTTATTGTGTTAGTTGTGAATATAATTAATTGTTCACGAAACACAATCATGCCAGTTACATCATTACCTACGTTTAATGTACCAGCACCATTGGCTGCTGAAAAGTCATCTACAGTGTAGGGTGCTGTAAATAAAACATTATTGGCTTTAGAATAAAAAGCGTGATTCTTAAATATTGCAACCTTTTCAACACCTTCTGCATCTGTGCTTATGTTAGGGCTAGACGCTGAAAGAAATGACATACTGTTGCCTGATACAGTATATATTCCTGGATAGTTAGTTCCATCTACAAATACAATCTTATCAGTGCCTGTAAAGTTAAAGTCAGCGTGATTTACTTTACCACCGTTTGTGTTTGCGCTGGTTGCTACACTAGTCCAAGCACCGCCTGTGCTGTAGTAATATTGTGTGTAGCCACTTGAGTTTTTTCTAGCAGCAATAACTCTTCCTGAACTAACAACTTTTAAACCCAATACATTACTTGATCCAGCCAGTGCCGAAGAGGTAAACTTACTAAAACCTTTCATCTTCGTATAACCACCCTCTTTATCGGGTTCGAAGTTTTGTAAGATATTAGCAGAGCCAATAGCATTAGCACCTTGTTGCAAAGGTGACATGTTTGAAATTAAGCCGCCCTTAAATTCAACAGGAAAGGTTGTAGTTTGTGTACCCATTAGTAATGTACTCTAGTGTCTCTTAGATAGTCTGGTCTATTTATGTGTAGAGTTCTTAGGTGTTTTATGCCTTGTTGAAATCTTTGTAGTGCGTTGTTGGCTGATCCCATGTCACCTCTAAAGTGGTAGACATAGTACATAGCACCGTCAATTATTACGTATCTATACTGCTCTGGTAAAGAAGGTGTGTCTGTAAACAATTCCATATCAAAGCCTGTGCTGTAATATTCAAATATTAATCTATAAGCTTTGTCGGGGCTAGGGTGTACTATAAATTCTCTGTTAGGAGATCTAATTATTGTCTGTGGTACACCTCTGATGTCACTAGTGAAATTATACTCATCGTCTATGTGTCTTTCTAGATACTCTTCATAGTTCATGATTTTTAATTTTCTAGTATCTGTATTTAGTGAAGCATCTCTAATTATTCTAAAAGTATTAAAGTCTACAGTCTTTGCATCAAAGGGAAAGTCATATCGCATTTGACCTGCATTTAACACAGTGTCTTCTTCAACAAAGTTCCAAGGCCAATTAAACTCTTCTTGATTTATGTGTCTAACAGAATGATTTACTGCATCTTTTGCAAAACTGTAAAATCCTACAGCATCTGGAAAATCTGCACTAGATACTTCAACTTCATTTAAACGTCTGTTTACATCGTTAACAAGACCTATAAAATCGTATGCCATTTATTTTTCCTTTATAGGTAGTAGTATAGTTCTTGCAAAGGTTAGTCCTGTAGCCGTAGTTACACTACAAATTAGTTTATATGTCACATTATTTGTACCAAGACCGAAACGTGCAGTCACAACACTATTTGTGTTTGATGCTTGTTCTAGCTGAAGTCCTAAAACTGTTTCTCCTGCTGCTATAGGGAAGTCAGTGTTGCCTTCATCTTGATGTATTTTCCACGAAAAGGTTGATATAGTATCCGTGTCTAATAGCCTAGACCAATCAACAGTATAGTCTAGTACCTCATCTTTATCTTTAGGCGAAAATTTTCTAGCTGCCATTACTTACCTCGTTACCATTACCCTAGTTACACCTTGGTCTGCTGGTATTGTAATTGTTCTACCTCTAACAAAACTTCTGTTTGCAATATTAAAGACAAACTGCACACCTGTGGCTGTTATTGTTCCTAACGCAGACGTACCTGCTAATCCTGCTATTACTTTATTTACTTGTGAAGTTGCAGGTATGGTAGCTAAAGATACAGCAGTTGTTCCTAAAGCATTAGGCGGCACTATTGTTGATGTAGCGGTAAGTGTAAGCGTTCCTAAAGCACCTGTACCAACAACACTTACTAAGTTTTCATCTGTATCTGCAGTTACAGTACCTACTGCACTTGTACCAACAACAGAGGTTATAGTACCTGCGTCAGCATTACCGTCTGCTACTATTGTACCTGCAGCTATATCGCCTAACAAACTAGCTAGTAAAGGTGATGCTGTTTGTTGTGCTGTAACCGTGCCTAAAGCAGAAGTACCCTGCACACCTGTTAGAGGTTGATACACACCTGCTAAGAGAGTTAGTGTGCCTAATGCAGTAGTACCTAATAAGCTAGTAAGACTAACAGCACGAGATCCGTCACCAAATTCGCCAAAGGCATTTTCGCCAAAGGAACTAAAACCTAACATACTAGTCTATCCTGTTTTCTTCCAAACTTTTTAAAAGCTTTTTCTTGTATCCAGTTTTTAAAAAGTGATTATATAATCTTTCTAGAGGTTGTTGTTTTTTAAATATTTTATACCTAGTACAACCTTGTGTTATCCTATATGCAGTTTGATCTAATTCAGTTCTCACTATTTTTATGTTTAAGTGATTTGGAAACTGTACATACAGTAAAGGATCACCTCTTTTAAACTCAATATCTTCTTTATTAAAATTTAAGATTGCTGGATGTAAAGGTCTAAACCACTTGCTTATGTCGTAACTTCCACCTAATATTGTTAGTTTTTGATTATGGAAGTAAGGCTGTACTAAAGTCATGCTACAGCTTTTTTCAGTAAATAAAAACCTACCTGATGCTCCTGAAAATAATTGTATCGTATTGTTTTCTTCTTTTCCTGTTTTAGGATCATACTCTTTAACATGATCTTGTTCACAATCATCATTAGGTACTTTTAGTTGATACCTTCCATTCTCACTATACTTTACTTTTACATCGTATGGAGATCTGTATATGAATGTGTTTTTTAAATTACCTGTAAAAGAAGGACACTTAAAAATATTATCTACTTTATGTTGCTCATAACCTTTACTAATCCAAAGGTTTTTAAGATCCTGTAAAAGAGGTTCTAGCTTGTAGTACATAAACTCTCTTCCTGTACCTGTAGGAAGATGTCCATCATAAATAATTGTTTGGTTAGACATAACGACCTTTATAAAGCTGTCTTACTGTCCTTATATAGTCTATATATTTCTCTAGTTTGTCAACCCAATTATTGTCTACTAAAGGTTGTATTACTCCTGCTTTGTGATTAGATATTGCTTTTAATACATTTACGTCTGCTGTTTCTTTTGGTCTACCAAATATTAAACTATTTAAATGCCAAAATGAACATTCGTTTCTTTTCCAGTAACTATCTACACTGCCTATGTCTTTGTTTAGAACTGCTGCATACAAAGCAGATTCGCTAAGATGTGTAGTATGAACTACCTTTGCTTTCTTTAATACATCATATAAATCTGTACTACCTTTATAATTTACATGATTGGGAAAGAAAGAGCATTGTTCTTTATAGTCACCTTCAGTTGTTAGTGGATGAGGTTTTATCCCTAAAGATTTTACTTGTTCTCTAAGTGCTTTTAGTTTCATCATATCAACAAACTTTTTTAGTTTATCTGATCCCGGCAAAACTATTAGCTCATCTACATACTTCTCTGGTTTGTCCTTTACCTGTATATATTTATTTGCGTTGGTATTATTTATTTTATCAATAAAGTATTCTTTAAATCTATTTGCAACTTTTTGATTAGGATCTCCTAGACCATCTATTACTTGCTGCTGTGCTAGGTGGTGATTTAGAGGATGCATTATAAAACAACCAGCCCATGTAGTAAATTGAATTGTTTTATAATATGGATTTTCGTTTGCTATGCAATCGTGGGCTATTTCTACTTCGGGCATTTTAGCCAACATCATATCTTCAAAAACCTGCTCTACTTCCGAGAGACTTAGTATTGATTTTTTAGGGGTGGCTTCTTCGAAAGCTTCTTGTGTTTTTTGTATTTGATGTAGCATAATTATGAGTAAAAGTTTGTTGTCCTCGTAGTAGCTGTTTGTTTACTTGTTTGATACGTAGTAGTAGTCTGTCTAGTAGTGTCATACGTAGTAGTAGTCTGTCTAGTAGTATCGTATGTTGTAGTAGTACTATGAGAAGTATCATATGTTGTTGTGGTTGACTTTGAAGTGTCATATGTTGTTGTAGTACTATGAGAAGTATTATAAGTAGTAGTTTGTGACGTGTTACTATTAGTTGTTCTGTACGCTTGTATGCGCCAAATCGCACCCCAGCCAAAATTACCGTAATGCGAAGCTTTCGTTACAAACCAACCACCGCTATAGGCTCCATTTGCGTTTTGGTTATTCCACGAACCATGAGCAGCTATGTTACCATTAGTAGATTGGAAGTAAGATGTATTACCATAAAAATCGTATATTCTATGGTTATTAGATACATACTGATTATGAAACAGAGAAGTAGTGCCACCTGTACCAAAAGTAGTAGTATGAGAAGTTTGATACGTTGTAGTTGTACTATGAGAAGTTTGGTATGTTGTAGTTGTACTGTGAGAAGTTTGATACGTAGTAGTAGTGCTTTTAGAAGTTTGAAATGTAGTAGTAGTCTGATTAGTTGTTTGAAATGTAGTAGTAGTCTGCTTACTAGTATCATAAGTAGTGGTAGTTTGAAAGGTAGTCGTAAACTCCTTTATTGCCATAAAGCCTATGCCTGACATTATGCAAAGTCTCCAATGTAATTCACTAACACATTAGAACTATCTAGAACATAATATGATAATATACTTACTTCGTTAGCATTAGTGCTTTGTACAATAGATGCACCATTTACTGGTGTTTTACAGATACCTGGAAGTGTGAAGCTGTGACCGCCTGTACCATCTTGTACAAAGATAAGGTTACCAAACCTACCTGCATCAACATTACTAAATGCTATTGTGGTGTTTGCTGTTATGTTTACCTTAAAGTTGTTTGCTGCCGATAAATCAATAGTTAATGTAGAACCATTTGCAGTTACAGTATCTTGGTCATGGCGCAATGCGCCTGTCATTACTCCACCTGCACGTGCTAGGTAGTCTGTAGCTGTGGCTGTTGCCATAGTACCTAGACCAAGTGTAGTTCTTTGTGCTGCTGCATCTGCGTCATCTAGTAACGCTTTACCTGCTGCAGTAAGATCAAACAAACCAGCAGTTCCTGATCCTGTATATTGAATACCTTTGTCTGCTGCTGATGTTAATCCACTAATTGCGTTCAAGTTTGCAGAATATGCCACAACATCTGTACCTATGGCTACGCCAAGACTTGCACGTGCAGTTGCACCATTCTCTGCTACAAAGTTAGAACCGTCACCTACAATGATGTTACCGTCTGTAACAGCCAAACCTGCAACATCCTGTAGCTGCTGATCCAATCTAGCATTTTCTATAGTGCCTGTAAGCTGTGTAGCTACGATAGATTTGTTTGTAAGTGTTTGTGTTGTATCTGTACCAACTAGTTCAGTACTAGCAGTTGGGAATGTTATCAAAGCTTCTGAGTGGTTAATCTTGTTAGAACCCAACACAACTGCGTGGTTACCCATATAACCGTGAGCCGAACATTGGTAGTACAAGATGCTTGGAGTGTCTTCATCTACAGCGATGGTTGTGTGCGCTCCACTCGAACCAGCGGTTCCCGAAGTTGTCACTCCTGTGGTATATGCTGTTGTTTTATCAGCATCTAAATAGAATCGTAGGGGGTGTCCACCATTGCTAGAATCACTCTGATCGAACTTGTAATAGTAGCCTGATGATGATGTAACATTATCTACACCATGAAATTGTAGGGCTGGTGATTCCTGACCGTTGATGAAGTATGCAGAGCCACTACCATCTCCGTTGTAGGGATGTGCAGCAGTCTTACTTCCAACAGTAACAGTAAAAGTCATAGGTGCAGAAGAACTACCGTAGCGTCCTGCAATAAGTTGACCTTCTACTAAGTCTGCATTCTTTATATCATTGTTGTTTATGTTTACAGCACCTGTGTGTGTTCCTGTGCTGTTACCTGTGATATTTCCTGTAACGTCACCTGTAACGTCACCTGTGACATTCCCTGTAACATTGCCTGTTAGGTTTCCTGTTACGTTACCTGTAACAGTACCCTCTAAGTTTGCAACAACAGTACCAGCAGTACCACTAAATACTTCACTGCTGTTTGTTGCATCTGGTATAAATGTAAATTTACCTGCACTATCGTCAAAGCCAAAGAAACCTACTTTTGCATTAGATCCATCATGCCAACGGAACTCTATTCCTCTGTCTTTGTTGTCATCGCTACTTGGTGCTGAGTCACCACCTATTGTGAAGATGGGATCATCAATAGTAACTGTAGTGCTGTTTACTGTGGTTGTTGTTCCGTTAACTGTTAGGTTACCAGATACAGTTACATCATCGAAAGTAACATCATCCGTTGTACCAACTGCCTGTCCAATAGATATTGCACCTGCATTATATGTAACACCAGTGCCGCCAGAAAGTCTTGAATCTACTCTAGCGTTGGTAAAGTATAGATTAGTAGAACCTTCTGCTAGTTTGTCTGTTGTTAAGCCACCGCCTATGTTGCCTGATGCATCTTCGAATACAGCTTTATCTGCAGGGTATGTCATAAAAACATCTTTATTCCCTGCAGAAAAGTTTGTACTTGAACCACCGTTAGAACTTCCCAAAACGGTAGTACGTGCTAGAGCATTACCAGAACTTTGATATGTGCCTATTCCTACTTCCCATTCGTCTGTTCCTGATGCTCCTGTAATAATGGCATAAAAAGTTGTGTCACTATTATTCATCACAGATGAGAATGTATCAAAACTTGCGTCTGCTCCACCCAAGCTTACTGCACCAGTGCCTGTACTAGTAGTGCTTTCTTTAACTCTGTCTTTTAAAACAAATGCCATTTTACTTACCTATGTTATGCTATGCGGATAACAGCCGTTGATGCTGCTGCTGCAGGAAACTGGATAGTAAAGTCACCTGCTGTTGAGGCAACAGTACCACCAAAGTCAAATACAGCGATAGCTTTGTTTGATTGTGATGCGTTATAAATAATACAACCATCTGCAGACACTGTGACAGTAGAGAATACTTCATCTGCAAAGTCAACAATAGCTGTAGTACCATCTAACGTAATGTTAGCTGATCCTAAGTTTTGTCCACCTGCAGAGTATCCTGTACCAGTAACTTCATCACTGTTACCTGTTACGTCTGAGTAGTTTGTTGTAGCCGCACCATATGTACCTGAATGCGAACTTTTAATTAGAGCTACTTTAATAGTATCTGTATCTAAATCGTGCGTACCCCCAAGTAGCTCTTGCTTGAAGCTGCTGCACATTGCTGTTGTAATCGCCATTTGGAGATATCCCTATATAAGTTGATGTGCAAAGAGGCCACCCGAAAGCAGCCTCTAAGTTTTGATATATTAAGCAGCGTTGTAACGTGCTGTGACCAATGCTTGTGGGCGTAAGATTTTACGTCCGTAAAGGTGCATACCACGTACGATGTCTGCGAATGAGTCTGGATCTCTGTAGTTTTCTACTTTGTTGATCTGCTCTGCAGTTGCAACACCTTCTTCTTGACCTGCAAGGATAACACCGAAGTTGTCATCTTGTGCAGTTGTGCCAGAAGTTCCTGGTCCTGTACCGTCTGTTGGTAGGTTGTTTGAAACGTGTACACGGAAGCCGTGAATGTTTCCTGCAACCAATCCATTTTGTAGACCTGACCCACCGAAGTCTGAGTTTAGAAGACGTGAATCTTCGTCTTTCAGCATTTCCATGAAGATTGGGTCAACAACCAAGTAACGTCCACGTGAGTCAACGTTTCCTGTGTCCAACTGACGAGCCATTCTTGCAATAAGCTGCAATGGTGATGCAGTTGTAGTTCCCTTTGAAGTTGCGCCTGGTAGTCTAGGTGCTAGAGGGATAGAGTCACCAGTTGTAGATGATGAAGCTGAAGTGGTGATGTTAGTCATGTCTGACATGTCTAAGTGATTAGCAGTCAAAAATTCACCAGTTAGATCACCTGATGTTGGGTGCTGTGCAGAACCTGATACGTTTGTATCGTACTGACCAGTTGAGGCAACAGTACCACACATGTATGCAAGAACGTCTGCGTCAATGCTGTCAGCCATTTTGTATGCTGCTCTGTCTGCAGCTAGGCTTACGAAGTCAACGTGTGAGAACTGATCTTCGATGTCATCCATTTTAAAAGCAAAGTAATTAGCTTTGTCGATGGTTAACTGGAAGTCAGTGTCATCTAGCTTCTCAACACTGATAGCTGTGTGACGCTGTAATGCGTTGACAGTTACATCTGGTTCTTTTT